CATTACTAAGGTTTCGTAAGGGGAACTTTGTGTCATTAAAGGATGACTACGAAGATGAGCCCACGGACCACGGACCAGAGACGGAGTATTATTAATGGCTGTATACAATCCCATGGATGACATGATCGTAGGAGACGAAGCGGATCCAGCATACGCTGTTAGAGAAATACCAACTATTCCTACAAGTCCTAAAGTCGATGAACCTAGGACCACTGAACAAATTCAAAAAGAATTACAAGATACTGCATTAACTCAAGAGTATGGTAAATTTTTTAAACCTTTCTATGAAGCGATTACACCTGAACAAGAACTTAAACAACAGATTGAACAAAAAAAATTATTAAATCAACAATTACTTCAAGAGGCACAACCTATTATTAGAAATATACAACAATTACCACAAGGATCCCTTGAACAATTAACAGCGATAAAAAATTTAGAAAATAGTTTAGTGTCTAAAGGTTTTGAAGGTTTTAATGCAGCCGAAGTTTTAGGTAGCGCAGGGCAGTTTTTGTATGGGGATGAAAGAGTAGCAATAGAAAAAGCTGCGAGAGGAGAAACACTCACAGCAGGTGAATTTGGATTAATTAGTATGGCACCAATTAGCTCTTTAGATTTTGTATTTCCAGGGATCGCAGCAAAACTAGCAACACGTGGTTTTACAAAAATTGATGATGTATTGAAAAGTTCTTTGGATATTCCTGAAGTTCGACAAATTAAACAAACTTTTGGTGGCTCACCTGTTCCATTAATACAAGATGCTGCTAAGGGACCACCAGGCATGGTCACCGAACCACGGATCGCACTGGCAAAAGAAGATGGTACAGGTGGATTTGGAACGTTTACAGATGCTGATAGAGCTGCATCCAAAGCAGCATTCAATAGAAATACTTATGAGCCATATAGAAATGCATACAATAAATTCATAGAAGGTAAAGACTCTGTTAATGTTGGAGAGTTTAGAGAATTTTTAAAAAAAGAAAACGTAGCACCTACGGTAGCTAGTGGTCTTAAAGATACTAAAAAAGCAAAAGACAATTTCAATCAACATCTTAAAAATGCATTAAATTATTTATCAGAGGGCTCTGATGTAAAAGTAAGGTCTGCTGCATTTAAACCATGGATGACAGAGGCAGAAAACATCTTAAGAGAAAACCCTGACGGTATTTATCCAAGCGCTATATCTAATTTATTAAAAGAAAAAGGTTTTGTTGTTGATGGAAATAGAATTAGAGCATGGAGCAAGGGTGAAAATGTAGAAGATAAATCTGTTTTAGACAATCTCAAATCAGGATCTTTTAAACAACAAATACAAGATGAAAAAGTAATTGAAGTAAAAAAAGTTTTAGATCAATTGGAAAAAAATCCTAATGATCGAGGAAAAGGTGCTGCAAAGTATAAATTTACAACGCCGGGAGATGGTAAGACTTACACTATACAAAGTGTATTATCAACAAAATCAACAGGAATTCAAAAAGTTTTAGGTGATGATGTTGTTAATAAACTTAGAGAATATACTTTTAAAGCTAATGCACCAAGAGAGGTGTTCTATGAATACATACCAGCATACTCAAAAAAAATATTTAAGGATAGTGATAGTACAAAATACAACAGGGCGTTAGATAATATATTTCAATCTTTTAGATCTGGCATGCTTGGCAAATATAATAATTTCGAAGAGGGTATGGAAGCATATGGTATTCAGAAAAAAACAGGAAACAAAGCAGAAGATTTAATTATTAACGAAGAAAACAAACAAAAAATTTTAAACCTCAATGCAGACATTAATAAATATAGAAGGCTTGGGGGCGCAGAAAAAAAACAATATGAAAAAATATTTGACGATTCTGTGGAATTATCAAGTTACACAATACCAAAATGGAAGGAAACTGTTTTAAACAATCCGCAACTTAGGGATCAGGTTTTAGCGTCATGGAGAACAATAGATCCAAATGGAACTCTTGATGAGGCAATCATAGCTGCAGGTAAAGGATTTTCAGGACACGTTTCACATATAGCCAGAATTTCTGGGTTTGCTGGTGCTGATAAAGAATTTGAAAGAGGATTACGTGGAATGGGTGCACTGGGTTCAATGGTGCGTGTAAACTTTGGTATTGAAAATTTAGCTCTACAAAGAACTGCTGAAAATATTGTAGATGAAGGTGTGAAGATAATGAGTCGTCTTTTAAAAAAACAAAAAACACAAAATTTAACTAATAAAGAACAAGATACTTTGTTTCGTATCGCCTCAAACATTGGATATTATAACAATTTAATGAAAACAAAAGGTATGGCGGCATACCTTAGAATACCAAAAGAAACTCTAACAGATGATGTTATGAATTATTTAAATAATTATTTTAAAGCTAGAGGTGGCCCAAACCTTACACCAAGCGATCAAGTGGTAGCAAAAACAATTAAACCAAGTAAAGAGGATAATATTGCAGAAAAATATAATGATATTTTTATTGGAACAGAAACCCCACAAACCTTAGATCAACAGAAAGCAAGATTTGATGAGTTGCTAGATTTTTATGTCAATAATCCTAAAGAATTTTCTTTCTCAAAACAATCTCCTAAGTTTTCACAAGACATAGTAGAGGGTTTTGGCGAAACTCCTTACATTAGGTTCGCTTATCCTAATACTGCAAAACCAATCATTGAAAGAGAAACAAATTTTAAAAAAGGCGGAGCTGTGCGTATGGCTATTGGCGGTGATCCGTTACAAAATATCAATCAACAACAATTCACACCTGACCCTGCTATAGATGATGACTTCTTTAAACAGGCAGTGGAGTCAGGCAACTTACAAGCTTTTGGAGCAGGTAATTTATTTAAGTTCTTTGGTAAAGTTCCTGGTTTATTGACACCCAATAAAGTTGTGTCAGATGTCCCTACTGGAACGGGAGCTGCACCCATGGTGCCAAATGTAGATCCTGGTGACTTTCCTTTCAAATCTTATTTCATAGAATCTACTACAAGTCCAAACGCACCAAAGAGTGCATTACCAAAAGACTGGTTAAAATATTACACAGGAAATATTGCGGTGCCACAATCAGAAATGAAAGACGCAGGTATTTTTAATTACTTAGAAGATATAGAAAAATTTTTTCCTAATACAAAACTAACTCAACAAAATTTAATTGATGTTTATGAAAGCTCTCCGATTGCAAACATTGAAGTCAAAGTAAAAAGAGAGCCTATCGATGCTGATGCACCCCCAGGTCCTTTGGGCACTTACATGGGTAAACCTAAGCACAAAGGCACAGGTTCACAACCGTTGGATAATGTAGGTGAAAACTATAGAGAGATAGTTGTTAACGTTGATAAGTTACCTGGTCAAGAAACTCAGTTTTTTAATGCATCACATTTTGCTAAAGATCCTAACGTTATAGCTTTTACAAGAGTCGCTGATTACAAAGACGTAGATGGCAACACTGTAGCTGTGATCCAAGAAATGCAAACTGACATGTTGACTAATTTAAAAAAAGAACAAGAGCGAATGAAAGCCACTGCGGAGATGGTTAGAAATTATAAGGCAAAACTAAAAGAACAAATTGCCAACGGAGAAACCTATCAACAAGATCTTCTTGATAGATTTGAAAGAGAATATCCTGAAAGCATGTTACAGTTTATGGAAACCTCTGATCTTGTACGTCCAAACGATCCTACCTTTGCATCTCAGTTAACACCTGATGTAGTTAAGGAGTTGACTGAAATTCAAGAGCGAATCACAACTATCGCAAATCAAAATAGAGAAAGAGTTGTAGATCCTGACTTTCAAAATAAAATAGTAGCCCTACAAGAAGAAGGTAGACAAAAATTTAACGCACTGTTTGAATTAAACAGAGGCACTAATTATCAAGATCAACTTAAAAATATTAGAGTTCTAGACGTGGACAATACTGAAGATTTAGCTAATTATGTAAACCGAAATCCATCATACATGGGAAGTAATGAATTTAGACCTGTGCAAAGTTTTCCTGTGCTGCCTTTTAACAAAGGTAAGGATTATATCGACCTCCTGCTAAAAGCTACGATCAAAGATGCAGAGGCTAATGGTATTAACAAGGTGGCAATCTTCCCGTCAGAGCTAGTGAACAGAAGGTGGGGTAAAGATCCTGATGGACCTGCAGGTAAAAAATTTAAAACTATATACGACAATATTACTGTGCAGGAGCTTAAGAATATTGCTAAGAAATACACAGGTAGTAAAAATAATTTAAAAATAGAAGAAATTGTAGATCCATCAAAAGCAGACAAAGGCATCAAGTTTTTAAACAAAGGTGTTGATGGTGAGTTTCAATTATTAAGGGATGTTGAACCAAGAGGAGATGGCAATGCTCCTGGAAACATACAAGCTTTTTTAGACACAGAAATAGAAAGAGTAGCATCAGATTATGGACCTAATGAGGTAGTTCTGAGAAGAGAAATAGCTCCAGATCAAACTATGGAATACTTTGTTAAAACTAAAGCTGATGGATTTGATCTTGTGCCTTTAGGCGATGGAGACAGAGCTGAGAATGCCACGATTATTATTGAAGAGTACAATCCGCAAATAGTTAAAATGTATACATTAACTTTGCCTGAAGAAACTACTAAGAAAGGTCCGATGTTTATTTACGGTAAAAAAGATGGTGGTAAAATTGCCTCTGATGGTTTAGTTTCAATTACTGATATATTTGGAGAATATTAATGGTACAAAAGTTTAATTCTAGCGTCCCAACACCGCAAAATGAAAACCCTATAGGCCCTGGAGGCGATGAAGATCTTAATGTTGAAGAGCTAGGACAAGAAGTAGATTTACAAACAGGACAACAAAATCCAGACATTATAATTGAAGATGATGGCTCTGCTGTTTTAAATGCAGAGGAAGCTCCTTTGCCAACAACGTTTGGCTCTAATTTAGCAGAAGTTTTAGACCCTGCTTACTTACAAGCTCTAGCAAATGAGTTAGTAGAAAAAGTAGACAATGACAAATCTACAAGAGAAGACTGGGAACAGTCATACACAAAAGGATTAGACTTACTTGGTTTTAAATATGAAGAAAGAACTAGACCATTTAGAGGTGCGGCTAGTGTTAATCATCCTGTTCTAGCACAAGCAGTTACACAATTTCAGGCAATGGCTTATGTTGAGCTTTTGCCAAGTGATGGTCCCGTCAGAACACAAGTAGTAGGAGCTAACTCACCTGAACTACAACAAGCAGCAGAGCGTGTAAAAGATTATATGAACTATGAGATTACTCATGTCATGGAAGATTACAATCCAGAGATGGATCAACTTTTGTTTCAATTACCTCTTTCAGGTAGTGCATTTAAAAAGATTTATTTTGATGATGTAGCAGGTAGAGCAACATCTAAGTTTATACCTGCCGAAGATGTCATCGTTCCATACGGATGTTCTGACTTGGATGATTGTGAAAGAATTACACAAGTCGTCAAAATGACAAAGAATGATTTACGTAAAAAACAAGTTTCTGGCTTTTATATGGACATCAATGGTGAAGGCTATGACGGGTCAAGCACATCAGATTTACAAGAAAAGAAAGATGAAATAGATGGTGAGTCACCAGGAAGTTACGCCTCTGACGATATGGTTGAACTTTTCGAGATGCACGTTGATCTTGACCTTGAGGGTTTTGAAGATATCAATTCTAAAAATGGAGAGCCTAGTGGTATCAAGCTACCTTACATCGTAACAATAGATAAAGGCTCTAATGCAGTATTGTCTGTATATAGAAACTATAATGAAGGCGACATATTAAAAAAGAAGAATGAATACTTTGTACACTACAAGTTTTTACCAGGACTAGGTTTTTACGGTTTTGGCTTAATACACATGATTGGTGGATTGACAAGATCTGCTACATCAGCGTTACGTCAGTTGTTAGATGCAGGGACATTATCTAACTTACCTGCAGGTTTTAAGTCACGTGGACTTAGAATACGTGATGACGATCAACCTTTACAACCCGGTGAGTTTAGAGACGTAGATGCACCTAATGGTATTATTCGTGAGGCACTGATGCCTTTACCATATAAAGGCCCAGACCAAACATTAATGCAGCTTTTAGGATTTTGTGTTGATGCAGCTAAACAGTTTGCAACCGTTGCAGATATGCAACTATCTGAGATTGGTAGTTCACAAACACCCGTTGGCACAACCATGGCTCTCATGGAGCGTGGTACAAAAGTCATGTCCGCAGTTCACAAAAGATTACACTACGCACAGAAAAAAGAATTTCAATTACTAGCAAAAATATTTCAGCTTGTACTACCACCGGTTTATCCTTATGCGGTAGCAGGTGGTCCAAGAGAAATTAAGCAAATAGATTTTGCTGATAACATAGATATTTTACCGGTATCAGATCCAAACATCTTCTCAATGTCACAAAGAGTGACACTCGCACAAAACCAATTACAATTAGCGCAATCTAACCCACAGATGCACAATCTGTATGAGGCTTACAGAAGAATGTACATAGCACTTGGTGTAAAAGATATTGAACAAATACTTCCTTTACCAAAAGGACCTCAACCAGCAAACGCAGCATTAGAACACAGTGTGACTTTACGTGGTCAACCCCTACAAGCTTTCCCAGAACAAGATCATGCAAAACATATTCAAGCACATAGAATATTTTTATCTTCGTCTTTGGTCAAAAGTAATCCTATGGCTATCGTGACATTAGCCTCTCACATTAACCAGCATGTATCGTTTTTAGCAGAGCAACAAGTTGATAGGGCATTAGTGCAAGAGGCAGAGAGATTGCGTAAAGATTTTGGTGAAAACGTGCCACCGCAAGAGATACAAAAATTACAAATGTTAAAGCAACAGCTTGTTGACGAAGAAATTGTAAAAATTACTGAACAAATGATTGTCGAAGAACAAGAAGCATTACAAGACCAACAAGTTGATCCCCTTGTTTTACTAAAACAACAAGAATTAGCATTACGACAAGCTGAAATGGAGATGGATGCACAACTAAAAGGTGAACAACAGGGACTAAAAGAGAACCAATTTGACTATAAACAGATTTTAGACGCAAAAAAATTGCAAAAAGACTACGATTTAGCTGATTTACGTGCAAATGTAGCTAGAGAGAGGGCAAATGCCACTAAACAAGAAGGGTAAAAAGATAAAAAAGGCCATGGCGAAGACATATGGCAAGAAAGAAGGTGCAAAAGTGTTTTACGCAAGCATAAACAAAGGTAAAATTAAGGGAGTTAAGAAAAAATGATGAATTTTTTAGTAGGCCCTATCGCAAATATGGTCACTGATGCGGTAAAAGGCTTTGTTGAAACAAAAAAAGCAAAAGCAGACCTCAAACTAACGGAGATTAAGGCACAAAAGTCTCTTAAAGAGCAGCAAATTGCCGGAAAAATTTCGTGGGAGGCATCTGCAGTAGACCAAATGAAGGGAAGCTGGAAAGACGAGTTTGTTTTACTAGCTCTGATGATACCTGCGATTTGTGCGTTCTTGCCTTTTATGCAACCACACATTGAACGAGGGTTTGCAATCTTAGAAACTTTACCAGAGTATTACACGCACCTATTATATCTTGCTTGTTCTGTATCACTAGGTGTTAGAGCAGCACCAGGTGTCAAAAACATGATATCAAAGGCGAAAAAATAATGGGAGTGTGTACAAAATGTGATTGTCCATGTCATTGCACACAATCTTGCAATTGGTGTGGATGTGTAGGGTGCACTTGCAATGAAAAAACTAACTAAGACA